GTTTCCCAGTCACGATCCAGGGCGGTGCTGGATCTGGTCGCCGTGGTGCTTCTGCTTCTGGTCGTTTTGGCGGCGGTGCTGGCGTTGCGGCTGCTTTGGTTCAAGGTATATTTAACGCAACAATCCTTGGCGCAACTGAATCTGTCACTGTCGGGGCTGGTGGTGTAGGTGGTGCGGCAGTAACTGTTGACGACACAAACGGAAATAACGGAACGGCTGGCGGTCTTTCAAGCTTCGGTACGACTGTACTGCTGAAATCTCCTGCTTCTGCGGCAGGAAGCGGTGGGACTGCGGCTGCTGGCTCTGCTGGTACTGCACAAACAACACAATTCGGTATGTTCAATAACATCCAAGTAACTGGCGGTATTGGTGGATCTACCACAGGCGGCACAGCCGCGAACAGAACAGATATGACGACTCCGGGTTCAGGTGGTGGTGCTGGTATTGCTGCGGCTAACGGTGCATCTGCTGGTGGTGCTGGCGGTGGCTTTACTGTCAACGCTGTCGCTCCTACGACTTCTGGTGGCGCAGCCGGTGGCTCTGGTGGTGGCAACGGTGGCGATACTGTTCTGGCTACATACTTTTATTCTATTCCTATTGGTACAGGCGCAGGTGGTGGTGGTAGTCGTGGTGCTTCTGCTGGTGTTGGTGGTAACGGTGGTAATGGTTACACGGCTGGCGGTATCCATACCGGCGCAGGTGGTGGCGGAGGTGCGGCAAGCCTTAACGGAAACAATTCAGGTAAGGGCGGCGATGGATCAAATGGAATTATCGTTGTCGTGACGGAGTTTTAAATGAAACGCATAGCAATGATTGACAGTGGTGCGGTTTTTAATGTCGCCATATGGAACGGGACAGATGATTGGAAGCCGAACTGTAAGCTGGTTGATGTTACAGATCAGCCGCATGTTGAAATCGGTTATACCTACGAAAACGGTGTGTTTGTAAAGCCGGATGAAGAACCAACAGAAAGCGAATAATGTCTTGTAATATTCTCTTACAGACAGGCGGCAAGCTTCAACTGCAAAGCGGCGGTTTCTTGTTGTTGGAAAACTGTGTGGTTAATCCAGAGTTGGTCTTGCTCGGTGGTAAGGCTGTCTTCGGTCAATACCCCGGCATCCAAGGTTATTCTTATGTAACAAACTATCAGAAATATATCGCAGAGCTAGAGAAGACAAAATCAGAAATTGTCGAGAAGGAAGAGATTGTAAAAAATGTGCAATCTTTGGAACTTTCCGAAAGCACAGGGTACTATGATACCGTTGTTGGTTTTGATGCCAGTAAAGCAGACGCTGAATTTTATTCGGCTGTCGCTAGGGCACAAGAAGAGATCAGGGATCTAATCGCAAGAAAGGATCGATTGATACGGTTGATAGACGAGGAGGAGTCAATCTTGGTTCTTTTATTGTCCCAGCCGTTTGTCACTTAACAACAAAGGAATTAAATATGTCTATTGAAAACACTGAACCGACTGTTGCAATTGAGCCACAAGTCACCGATACAGTGGAAGTCTCTGAAGGTACAGAGGTTAATCCGACTGAAGATCAAGGCCTAGAGCCGGTCAAGCAGGAAGAAGATACCCCATTCCCCAAGAAGGCAATCAACGCGCTTTCCAGACGCGACAAACAAATTGGAAAACTTCGTGCCGAACAACAGTATCTGCGTCAACAGCTTGAAGCCTTGCAAAGCAAAGCCCCAAGCCAGCCTACGAAACAAGATGGTACACCAGACGAAAACCAGTTTGAAACGTATGGCGAATATCTAAAAGCAGTTGCCCGTTATGAAGCGCGTCAGGAACTTGACCAAGGCAAACAGCAAGCCGACAAAGCGGCTGCGGATAGCAAAGAACAAACTTGGATGATGGAACGCGCAGAGAACATCGACAATCTTGTCGAGGAAGCTTCTGCAAAAATCCCTGATTTCCAGTCTGTCATTGGCGAATACGCAGAAGACATTGCCGACTTGCCGCCACATATCAAACGCGCTTTCCTTGAAGCAGAAAGACCAGAGATGGCCTTTTATGCCTTAGCTAAGGAAGGCAAGTTAGAAGCGATTTCGAACATGTCAGCTTATCAAGCGGCAATTGCTATCGGAAAAGCGGAAGATCGTGGCCTTGCAATGGCACAGTCCAAACCAGTAACAAAAGCCCCACAACCAATTGCTGCTGCAAAAGGTACGGGAACAGCAACAAAGAGCTTAGAAACCATGACTCCGAAAGAGCTTATGAACTGGGCTAAATCTTAAACCTTGAAAGGACTTCACCATGAGCAATACAGTATTAACAAACAAATCAGCAGTTGGTATTATCGCCAAACTCGCTGCTGGCTATCTTGACGATCACATCCAATTCGTTAAGGCAATCGACAAAGCTGATGCAAGTGATTTTGACGGTAAAAACGGCTACCAAGCTGGTGATACTGTTCAGATCGCTATCCCTGCACAGTTTACTCTCGGCACAGGCGCAGATATTACATCCTCGATTCAAGATGTAGTTGAGCGTAAAGTACCGTTGACAGTAAGCAACCAGTACAACGTTCCAATCGCTTTCACCTCGGCTGAAATTGCTACCGACATGGCAATCAAAGCATGGGCAAAGCGTATTCTCGAGCCACAGATGATCACTCTGGCGAACAACATCGAGAAGGCATGTTTGCAACAGGCTTATCTGGCAACCTTCAACCAAGTCGGCACACCGGGTTCTACAGTATTTGACACAGACACCATCCTGTCTGCTGGTCAGAAACTTGACGAACAGGGTTGCGCTGATTACTCGAACCGCTTTGTTCTTCTGAACCCAGCCGCTAACCGTTCTGCTGTAAACGCTCGTAAGGGTCTGTTCCAACAGTCAACGGCTATCGCTGAACAGTACAAAGAAGGCGCAATGGGTATGGCTGACGGCTTCACCTTCCTTCGTAACAACCTGTTGCCAACCTTTACGGCCGGTACACAGAACGTTACAGGCTTGACAGCTAGTGCAAACTTGACAGGCGCGGGATCGACTTCTGTCGCTCTGGCTGGTCTTGGTAACGCTCTGACTGTTACGGCTGGTACTGTCTTCACAATCAACGGCGTTTATGACGTACACCCAGTAACAAAAGCAACTCTGTCTTCCTTGAAGCAGTTTGTCGTTACGACTGGCGGTACATCTTCGGCTGGTGGTGCGTTGACTGTAACTGTTGCGGCTCCGATCTATGGCCCTCTGGATGGTGCGTTGCAAAACGTTTCCACTCTGACAGCTAGTGGTTCGACTGTAACCGTTAACTTCACGGCTTCGGCTTCTTATGCACAAAACATTGCCTTCCACAAGTCGGCTTTCCGTTTCGTATCTCTGCCACTGATTAAACCAGATGGCGTTGATATGGTTGCACAGGAAACTGTAAACGGTATCACGGTTCGTATTGTACGCGCTTATGACGTACTTAAGGATCGTATGGTAATGCGCGCTGACGTTCTCTGGGGTATGGCTAACGTCCGTCCAGAGTGGTCTTGCCGTATTACGGGCTAATAAACTGGGGGCGGTTTAATCGCCGTCCCCTTTTTTCTTATGAAAGGCTATCAACATGGCTAAAGTTACGATTACAAACGAAGGCGCATTTGCTGATGACATTCGCCGTCAGATCAATGCGAACTTCACAGAGCTTTACGGCTCTAGCGGTACGGTAACGCTCAACGGCGCGAGTGCTGTTACTGTTGCTAACACAGCAGTCACCGCGAACTCTATCATTGTTTTCACACTGAAGACGGTTGGCGGTACGGTTTCGCCAAACGCTCCGAACGTAAAGACAATCACACCCGGCACAGGCTTTACAGTTGCCGGTACTGCATCCGATACGAGCGTTTATAACTATCGTATTATCAGCTAAATGTATGGGGGTTTAATCGCCCCCATATTTTAAAGGGGAATAAAATGTCACTCAATATTAACAGCGATTCACTGGTTCTCTCTGCTTCGACAACTTCTGCCAACGGCACTCTGGTAAAGTCAATTAACTCCGGTTTCATTCGCGTTATCAATGGCACTTCGGGTATTGCTTACGTCAAAAGCTCTCTCACGGCTTCGCCTGTTGCTGTCGCCACTGATATGGCTGTCGGCCCTAACTCTACAGTTATCTTTCAGAAACCACTTGATCACGTGTTTTATGCGGCACTTCTATCGACAGGCACAGGCCCTGTTGTCTTCACTGAAAGTGGAAACCCAGACTAAAGGATTGTCAAAATGACAACGGCTAGAACACTAATCACCAAGGCCATGCAAGCTATTGGTGTTCTGTACAAATCAGAAACCCCATCTTCTGACGAGATTCAAGACGGTCTGTTTATGTTGAATAGCTTACTCTCATCTTTATCGAATGAGAGTTTGTCTATTTATGTACGTGTTACGGAAGAATTCCCCCTTTCTAACGGGGTTATTCAATACAGCATCGGGCCGGGTCAGACGATGGATACGATCCGTCCGATCTATATCGTTCAGGCGCATGTGAGAGATCCTTCCGGTCTATTGGATTATAATCTGTCTGTTATTCCAGATGAAATTTACCAACAGATCCAGTTTAAAACACAACAAGGTATTACCCGATTCTTAAACTATTCCAACGGATACCCGACTGGAACGGTTAAACTCTACCCTGCGCCTACGACTGGTTACAGCCTTATCATTACTTCGGAGAAGGAACTGACACAGTTTGAACTGGATGACGTTATTTCCTTCCCACCGGGCTGGGAATTAATGCTAATCCATAACCTTGCGATTCTTTTGGCTCCGCAATACAACCAGCCTGTATCGGGTGAATTGGCAACAATTGCAAAATCCGCAAAAAAGAACATTCAACAATCTGTAGCAAAGAACAGAACAATGGACGCGCAGGGCGGTGGACGCTCTACGGGTAACATTTATAACGGATGGTATCGATGAAGACTGGCGTAACAGGCCAATCCAGACAGGAACGCTCATTACCGTTTAACGCCGAAAGAAACATGAATTTCTTTACGGTGACGGATGAAAGCGGAAAAGAGTCTACATCTAATTACGGAACGCCGGGTCTGGGATTATTCTCGGACTACGGGGTTGGGCCGGTTAGAAACTGTTTCTATTCCTCTACAGGTCGGGCTTTCTTTATCTCTGGTGGTATTCTATATGAATCCTTCAGCTCTGGGTCTGCGGTCTCTCGCGGCACTCTACAGAATTCCAGTGGCAATCTGACAATAGATGAAAACCCTTTCCAGCTTGGCATTTGTGACGGTAACTTTGTTTATATGTTTACCTATGCAACAAATACATTCGTAAAGGTAACCGATCCAGACCTTCCTGCGGCTGGGTCTATTTGCTTTCTGGATGGTTATTTTATTATCAATAAAGTCGGCACAGGGCAATTTTATATCTCTGCATTGAATGACGGTACAAGCTGGGATGCTTTGGACTTTGCCACAGCAGAAAGCTCTCCTGACGCGCTTTATCGTGTGATTAGCGCGGTGGGTCAGTTGTGGCTTTTGGGTACGGAAACGGGTGAAATCTGGACAAATACAGGCGATTCAGCCTTTCCTTTTGAGCGTATCTCCGGTGCTAAAATGGAAATGGGTATAGCGTCCCCTTATACAGCAGTTGCGGTTGATAACTCTCTTTTCTGGTTAGGGCAGGATCGCCGTGGTCGTGGTGTGGTTTATCGCGCTAGAGGTTTCCAGCCCCAGCGTATCTCTACCAATGCCATTGAATACGCCTTACAGAAGGTCGCAGACCTATCACAAATCACAGCCTATACCTATCAGCAAGACGGACATGTCTTCTATGTCCTGACGGGTGGTGGATTGGAAACAACGCTTGTTTATGATATTTCCACCCAGCTATGGCATGAAAGAGGGTTCCTTGAGTCTAACGGAACCTACGGCCTTCATTTGGGAGCATGTTGCATGTTCGCCTTTGGTAAAATCCTCTTAGGGTCAAGGCTTGATGGTAAACTCTATGAAATGTCATTCGATTACAAAGACGATGACGGAACGCCGATTAGACGCGAAAGAATATTCACGCATATCAGTGACGAGGGAAAAAACCTTCGCTATTCTTCCTTAGACGTAGGATTTGAAGTCGGGGTTGGTACACAGACAGGCCAAGGCTACGATCCACAAGCCTATCTTTATATCAGTAAAGACGGTGGAAGAACATGGTCTGATGGATATCCTCGCCCGATTGGTAAGGTGGGTAAATACAACACTAAAGTCTGCTGGAGAAGAATCGCGGTTGACCGTCAGATGACGTTTAAGCTTGTCGTTTCTGATCCGGTGTGGTGTGCAATAACAGGGGCTTATTTGAATGTCTAAACGACTCCCACCACCTACATATGAGCCGTTAATCGCAGACGAGGGCGCGAACGCTACCCTTCCATGGATTTTGTTCTTTAGTGGTATTTATGAAGGTGATTCCGGTACAACGTGGACGCCTACCTTTACAGATTTAACCGAGGTCGGGACTGCGACAATCACAGGGACATATTATAAAATCACCCAGAAACTGGTTTATTTTGTGGTGACGATTACCCCTGAAACGAGTGTTTCATCTACGGCAGGAACGACATATATCAATAACTTCCCCCTTCAATTAACCAAGGACGGAGCGTGTCTGGCTGTCTCCGGTGGGTTAGGTTCAAACGCTGGACACTGTGTCGCGTCAAACAATAGAATTTTCATTCCTTCACTCTCGGCGGTGACAGTACCGGCAACAATCGTGGGGCTGGCGGTCGTATGATTGAATTTGCATTTGTTCATTTAAAAGACGCAATTGATGAAATCGCAGAGAATGCGGAATCACACTTCGCCCAGATGAATGAAAAAAGCGACTACGGTGATTTAAATGTTGATTGGGATGCTTACGTATCCGCGATGAACGCTGGCTACATGTACGCTGTAACGGCGCGTAGTGAAGGGAAACTTATAGGCTATGCAGTATATCAGATCTCCCGTAACACACGCCATAAACACATTGTGGAAGCTGTATCAAACGCTGTATTTGTCGAACGGTCATTCCGTGGAAAGACAGCCGTTAATATGCTAAAGTTTGCAGACGAAAAACTGCGTGAAGTTGGGGTTAATCGGACTGAATATGTCCTTAACGATAGCGGTGAAGGCTTGGCGCGTATCATCGAAAATCAGGGTTATGCGCCTAAATATAAAATATGGAGTGTAAACTATGTCTAAGGTCAAAAGTCTTATCGGTGCGCTTGCCCCATTAGCTGGTTTTACAGGTATTGGCGCACCATTGGCTGCGGCAATAGGCGCAGGCGGCGGCCTTCTTTCCGGAGGCGGTCTTAAAGGCGCAATCGGTGGTGCTTTGGGCGGGGCTGGCGCGGCTGGCCTTGGCGGTTCTCTTGGTACAGCTCTTACGGGCGCAACAGGCGCAGGGTCTAACGCTCTGGGTAGTGCATTAATCGGCGCGGCTGGTGGTGGCATCTCCGGCGGTCTTAAGGGTGCTTTGACAGGTGCCGCAACGCAAGGTGTCGGCGGTTATCTCTCTGGCGGTGGTTTTGGTCAGATTAAAGACGGTCTAAGTAATGTTCTCGGCACGACAGCCGGAACGCCATTGGCTAACGCTTCAGACCCGACACAGGGATCAGGGATTCTCGGTTCAATCTCTAAAGGTTTTTCTAACTTAACAGGTAATTCAACAGGTGCTGTATCTGGCGGCGGTTCGTCCAGTTACGGAAGCGGAGGAAATATGAGATTAGGTGATCTTCTCGGTGATGGTAACTCTTACCTTGGTCAAGACGAAGCAAAGAAAAAGCTTTTGAAAGCTAACCAAGCGTCACAGGCTGTCATGCAACCATATGTCCAATCTGGCGCAGACGCTAACGCTCGTTTGTCTTCTCTCCTTGGTCTGGGTGGTAATTCAAGCCAGCAGAGCATTTCTGACGCATTGACTTCAACGCCGGGTTATCAATTCCGTCTTAACCAAGGTCAACAGGCTTTGGAACGCTCTCAAGCGGCTAGAGGTGGACTGTTCTCCGGCCGCGCTCTCAAGGCTTCGCAAGAATACGGGCAGGGCTTGGCTGAACAGGAATACCAAAACGCAGTCAATAACCTATCACAGCAATCAGGCCAAGGCTTAAACGCTTCAGGCGCAATGTCTAACCTTTATTCTGACGCTGGCGGCGTAGGTGCGGCTAGCGCAATCGGCAGAACAAACATTACAAACGGCCTTTTGTCTTCGCTCTTTGGTTCCGGCAAAATGCAGTATGACCAGTATGGCAACCCTATCTTTATGTAAGGAATAAAAATGCCTTTAGATTATTTTCTCCTGTCTGGCATTAAAACCAAGCAGGACTTCGACAGAGCAGAGCAAGAATTCCAGATGAAGAAACAGTTGGCGAACGCTGAACTGAAGAAAAATTCATATCTTGATGCTGATAAGCTTGGAGAACAGGCTTTTATGAAGGCGGCTATGGGACAGCCATTAACACCACAAGAGCAAGCGGCGTATAAATTCATTGACGCTAAAAGCGGTGGTCAGTCGTTTAACCCTGTCACGGGCGAGATCGTAACTAAACCTAGACTATCTGATAAGATTGGCTTACCCGGTCAAGGTATGAAAATACCTTCAGTTATGCAGGGAGCGGCTAACCCTCCGCCTTTAGCGGGGTTTGGGATACCTACACCACAAGGAAATGGCGTTGATATGTCTTTGCCCGGTTACGGTGATTTATCTTCAACAATCCCACAGGCCCCAGTTAATGAATTTGATGCGGCATTTGAAAGAGAAATGGCGGCGGCGGCTGGTAATCCGAAACTTCAGCAATCTATCAAAGAAAAGCGCGCTAAAGACAATATGGGGTACAACGAAGAACAAGCGAAAGCGGCTGGATTTGCTGATCGTGTTAACGATTCAAACCCTATTTTCACTGACCCTAAAGCGCAAGCGGCTTTGGCTGATCCTTGGCAACGTGGATTGGCTTCTATTCCAATTGCTGGAAATTACCTTGTAAGCGATGACTATCAAGTCGGGGATCAGGCGACAAGAGATTATATTAATGCCCTATTACGCAGAGAATCCGGCGCAGTTATCTCTCCCGGTGAATTTGCGAACGCTAATAAACAATATATTCCGCAGCCGGGTGACTCTGAAGAAGTCCTTCAACGCAAAGAAATTAACAGACAAAATGCTGCTGTCGGTATGGCTAGGTCGGCTGGACCTACATACAGACCAAAAACACAAGCGCAAAGCAAAATCCCTGCGAGTGTTGATATATCGAAAGCAAGACAAGCTAAAGACGGTAACTGGTACGCACAAGACGCTAACGGTCAATATTACAAGGTACAAAAATAATGGCAAAAATAACGCCTGTTGATTACGATCCATTCGCAGAAACCAAAGGCCAGAAACTTCAGCCGGTGGATTATGACCCGTTTGCGGAAGATATGGGAATGATTGAAAAGCTAAACGACCTTAACGACAAGGGTGGAGAAGCTTTAAAATACGCTTCCAAAAAGGCTTTAAGATATGGCATCGAGGGCGCGGCGGCTTTGCCAGCAATGGCGGCAAATGCCTTGGCTGGAACGTATAATACTGGGGCTGATATTATACGTGGTAAGGGTGTTGGCGCACGTATCCCAGATCAGGGTTCTGCTCTGTCTAAGTTATTGACAGATATTGGATTACCGCAAGATGGAACCGGTTCCGAAAGGGTCGCAGGGGATGCCGCCCGCGCCTTGTCTGGCGTAGGCGCAGTTGGTAAAGTTGCTGAATATGCTGGCGCACCGATTAAATCACTGTTACAATCGAATATGGGAACACAGGCTGCTTCCGCTATCACGGGCGGCATGTCTGGTGGTATAGCGCGTGAATCAGGAGTCGGCCCATTTGGTCAAATTGCTTCTTCTATTATTGGTGGTGTTGTTCCTGTCGCCGCTTTTCAGGGAATTTCACGAGGAGCGCAAGATAGTGCGCGAGCGATTAAAGAAGCGACAAAGCCCTTCACTGTATCGGGACGAGAGCAACTCGTAGGGCAGATATTAAAGCAGAATGCTTCCGATCCAGATGAAACCTTAAAGGCTCTTTCAAATATTCCTAAGTATGTTCCAAATTCACCCGTGACAACCGGTGAAGCTGCTGGAGATTATGGTCTTGCGGCGATGCAGCGTGGTATCAGAAATCAACAGGGGAATCCTTTTGCTGATATTGAGAGCCAGCAGAACACAGCACGGAATCAGTATCTTGAAAACATAGCAGGGACGAAAGCAGGAATTGAAGCCGCTAAAAAATCTCGCGATGTTTCGTCAGGTGCAATCCGAGAAGCTGCTTTTGAAAACGCTAAGCCAGTTAAGCCAACTGAAGCGTTGGAAGAAATTTTTAAAATTAAAAAAACGCCCGGCATTAGATCGCGTGAATCTGTTGGATTGGCCATGGATTGGGTAAGGTCGAAGTTATTAAAGGCGAAAGACCCTAGAGATCTTTACGCGATTCGCCAAGACATAAACGATGCTATGCAGGGCAAATTCGACTCTGATAAACCTGCATTACGCTTGGCAAAATCTCAATTAAAGCAAGTAAAGGATGCTTTGGATAATTCAATAGAGCGTGGTGCGCCGGGATTCAAAAAATATATTGAATCATATTCGGAGCAATCAAAGCCGATCAACCAACAGGAAACACTTCAGGACGTTCAATCTTCTATTCAGTTGAACGCCAGCCCAGATATGAGATCAGGATATCCATTCCTGTCACAGCCTAAACTGACTGGAATCGTAAAGGACGAAGCTGGTGATTTATCTCGCACCCTTTCCGATGATCAGATTAATGTTTTAAACAATATTGAAAAAGACCTTGTTAGAAGCAATTCACTAAATCAAAGAAATGTAAGGCCGACTGGATCGGATACCGCTTCTAATCTTAAATCATCCGAGATTGTCAGTAATTTCCTTGCCGAAAGAGCGATAGACAGACTTCCTTTAGGGCTGGGCAAAATCCTTGGCGGCATGGGTAAAGAGAAGGTTCAGGAATTGCTTATTAAAGCGTTCCAAGAGCCAGATTTAGCGCGTGATCTTCTATCGCGTATTCGCCCAGAACTTAAATCAACGCCTTACTCTGACGCAATGGCGCAAAAACTTTTAGCGGAAACTCTTGGTTCATTAACTGCTTCTGCGCAAAGTTTGAAAAATAAACAATAATCCAATATAATCGCCGTAAAGGGGAATACCATGACTGTCCTTCTGACACCGCCGCGCCTTCAATTCTTCGACAATAACGGGAATCCTTTGTCGCTGGGTAAGGTTTATACTTACATCGCTGGCACGAATACCCCTAAAGCCACATTTACAAACGAAAGCGGCCTTGTTCAGAACGCTAACCCTATTCAGCTTGACTCTGCCGGTCGCGCAAGCATCTGGATTACAGGGTCTTATCGTATCGTAGTGGAAGACGCTGGTGGGTCGCTTATCACGGATGACGACAATATCACATCTTTCAACACAATCGAAGATGCGGCAAATAGCTACTTTCAATCGTTCTCCGGTACAGGCGCACAGACTGTATTCACACTGTCGCAAGACCTTGGTACGGATGAAAACGCCATTATGGTCTTTGTTGACAATGGCGGATCTTCTGCTATTACAAACACGCCATTCTTTCAGTCTTTGACAGCTTCAGGCGGTCAGACTGTTTATACACTGTCCCAAGATTTAGGCACAGACGAAAACGCTATTATGGTTTTCTCTAACACAACCACAAAAGGTTATGAGCCTTTAAAGCCAACACAGTTTACGACTTCCGGCACGACATTAACCCTTACTGCCGCCCCTACTGTCACGGGTGCAGATGCGGTTCTGGTGTTTAAAAACCCTGTTCTTTCGGGTGAATCTGCTATCTCTGAAGGCTTTCAGGTTCTTAACCCTAACCAGTACACCCTTTCAGGAACTTCCCTGACGTTCTCTGTTGCCCCTGCTTCGGGTGTAGCGAACATCCTTGTATTCGCACCATCCACTCTGGTTGCCGCCGCTAGTGCTTCAGCCGCCGCCGCCGATGCTTCTGCTGATGCCGCCGCATTGAGTGCAACTTCCGCCGCCGAATCTGCCGCTAAACTTTCCGGCACATCTTCGACAAGTGTGGCAATCGGTACAGGTACAAAAGCATTTACGACTGAAGCTGACAAATTCTTCAACGGTCAAAACGTGCGTGTTTATTCCTCTGCGAATAACGCTAACTTCATGGATGGCCTTGCGACATATTCTGGTACATCGCTTTCGGTTGACGTCACTTCGGTCGGTGGATCTGGTACTTTCACTGATTGGATTGTTAAAGTCAACGGCGCAAAGGGTGCAACTGGCGGCCCAGTATCTGACGGTTCATACGGTCAAATCACCGTCACTGGCGGTGGTTCTATCTGGACTGTGAACACTCCTGTCGCTTTGACAAATGATTTTAGATTAACTCTAACCACTGGCCTTCCTGTTACAACGGCAGACGTAACCGGCGCGACAACGCTTTATTGCGCCCCTTACAAAGGTAACAGAATTGCCCTTTATGACGGGTCTGCATGGAACGTCAGAACGTCTTCGCAGTTTTCCCTTGCTCTCGGCACATTAACATCCGGTCGCCCTTATGACGTATTCTGTTACGATAATTCGACAGTTCCTACACTTGAATTTACGGCATGGACAAACGATTCCACACGCGCAACAGCACTTGTATATCAAGACGGAGTGCTGGTTAAATCAGGCGCATTAACACGCCGTTATCTTGGTACATTCTACACGACTTCTACAACAGCAACTGAAGACAGCGCGGCGAAACGTCTTTTGTATAACTATTACAATCGTGTTTTGCGTAAGATGTCTCGCATTGAATCTACAGCAAGCTGGGCGTACTCTACTGCGGCATTTAGACAGGCTAATGGCGCGGCGGCTAACCAGTTAGAATTTATTCAGGGAGTCGCTGAAGATATCGTTGATTGTTATGTGTCATCTACCGCTTTCAGCTCTGCAACGGCAGCTAGGGGCATAATTTCTGGAATTGGTCTAGACAGCACGACAGTCAACAGCGCGACAGTTTCAACATCCTTATTTGTGACCAACTCCGCTATGGCTAACGCAACAGCCTTATACAAGGAAGTCCCGGCGGCTGGTCGCCATACGCTTGTTTGGCTTGAAAGAGGAGCAGGAACTGACACACAAACATGGTACAGCCAATATATTGCCGGTGTCGGAAGTTCTGGTATTACGGGGAGTGTGTGGGCGTAATGTTATTATCGGCATTTATGGCTATATGCTCTTTGCTTCACGGTTTAGATATCGTTAAGGACAAGGGCTTTAAACTTCCCGTCAGGGCTTTATACGCTATTCCATTTGGCTTGCCGTATCTCCTAACAGGCCATTACATCCTTGGTTCAATAGCAGTTATCATTTCATTCTTCGCTATTGCTACAGGCCATGGAATAGCTCTGCCGTGGGGTAACTTGGGATTCTCGACTGGTTATCCGGATCAAGCGCAAGAAATCATGAACGGTCGCAAACAAAGAATCCAGCCTATTGTTGATTGGCTTGCTGAAAAACTCGGAATTGAAAGACATGGCGTTGATGGCCTTTACTCAAAAAACTACTGCCGGTTATTCATGTCCGTTAAGGGCTTTCTTGTTGGCCTTCCTGTCGGTGGCATTATAACGGCTATCACGTGGCCTTTATCGTATGAAATAGGCCACAGATTAAAATGCAACTATGTGTCTGAATTGCTTTGTGGGGCTTCTGCTGGTATAGTCATTTCATTAATGGTGTTCTGATGATTGACAATAACAACATCTTCCAAATGATTATGAAGCGTTTTGATGATCAAGACGCTAAGATCGATGATATTGCCAAGGGTCAGGAACAGATCAAAACAGACCTTGCAAGACGTAACGGATTCTTATCTGGTGCTTTGTTTGTATTCGGCGCGGTGTGGACATTTATAACATACGTTTTCAAAGGTGAATCATCTTGAAAAGATACGAAGCGGCTTTCCTTGTTGCGGTTAATACAATCCTACGCCATGAGGGTGGATTTAACAACGTCAAAGGTGACTCTGGTGGAGCAACAAACTACGGCATAAGCCTACGTTTATTAAAAGACCTTGATATTGATATAAACGATGATGGCGATATTAATATCCATGACATCCGATCACTAACACAGGACGAAGCAATTGATATTTATCACCGTGAATGGTGGGAAAAACACAGCTATGGATCAATGGATTCCAGAGTTGCAACTAAGGTCATGGATATGGCGGTTAATATGGGGGCTAAACAAGCCCATAAGCTATTACAAGCGGCTTTGTGCAAGTTAGGTCGTAACGTCCTATGTGATGGCGTTCTAGGCCCTAAAACACGCGCTTATATCAATGACGTAAACGCGCTTGAATTAGTCGAACAGCTTCGTATGGAATGTGTCGGGTTTTATAAAATGCTGGTCGTTAAGCGTCCAGAATATGAGAAGTTCCTGAAGGGCTGGTTAAATCGTGCGAAGACGTAACTCGACAATCCGTATTCTTGCGGCGGCTTCCGGGGTGGGGTTGATTTCCTTTCTCGGATCTGACAGTCTGACGACCTTCGCGTCTGAATATAGCGGAATATGGGGACTGGTCGTTTCTGCCGGTGTGTTTGTTATCGGTGCTATCATCCGATCTGTTGTTGTAAAGGAGTTGGAAAATGGGCTTTCTGACATTGCTAACACCAAGAAACCTAATGTTCGCCAGTCTACTGATCGCGGTGGTTGCGTTTGCGTATCTAAATCACAGAGTGGAAACGCTAAAGACAGAAAATGCGACACTGGAAAAGGACGTAAAAAGCCATGAAAATAATCGTCGCATTAGGGAGTCTCGGCCTGATATTAATGCTCGTATTAAGCGGTTGCGCCAAGGGAAATTCTAGCGTTCAGCCAGATTTAATTCCTTACTCGAAAGCTGTGCAAAATAAAGCAGCAGACGAAATGGAATCCGGCATGTGCCCTACATTAAACATCATGATCGATGACTATGGCATGATCAGAGATCAGATCAGAGGTTGACAGAGTAAGAAGAATAGGTATTATAAACCTAAGGGCTGTCATCCCTTTACTCCGTTTCCCCCTATAGGCCTAAAAATCTATAGGGGGTTTTTCTTGCTTATTTTTTAACCCTATATTAAGCTTTTTATGGGGGTACTGATGGGCAACGATAATCAACTAGAAGATAAACCCAAACGACCAGAGCCAATCATTCGCGGCCTTGTTGAGGGCGTATGGATAGAAAAATACGACTTCGAAGCCCTATCTAAAAACAATCCTATAAATTACACACAAGCCAAGATTTTAACCTTTGCCAAGAAGGGCGAATAGGTATGCGGATTCTATTCTATGATATCGAGATTGCACCGAAGATCGCCGCCGTATGGGGTATTCATGAACAAAGGATCGGATATCACCAAATAGTCCAAGATTCTTTTATCATCTGCGCGGCATATAAATGGCTAGGAGAAAAAGGGATAGAAACAGTTTCCGTTTTGGACAATGCGACAAGATTTAAAAAAGACTTCACGGATGATTACCATGTCATTAAAAAGCTTCATTCACTGATATCAAAAGCAGACGTTATTTGCGCCCATAACGGAGATAACTTCGACTGGAAGCACTTCATGGCAAGGGTGGTATATCACGGTTTACCGCCTATCAAACGCCCCCTGATGGTTGACACACTCAAGAAAGCTAGGGAATTTAAGTTTACGTCAAACAAACTAGACGATCTGGGTAAAATCCTCGGAACCGGCCGGAAGCTTAAAAACGATATGTCTTTATGGCTTGGCGCGGCCTACGGGGACGCTTCTAGTGTCAAGAAGCTTGTCACGTACTGCAAGGGCGATATACCCCCTCTAGAACGGCTATATAAGCGTTTAAAGCCATATATGAAGTCACACCCTAACGCTAACCTATTCCAAGATAAAAAGGGTTGCCCTAGATGCGGTGGGAAACATATCCGCAAACATGGAATAAACTATACTCAAGCGGCGGCGTATCAGTCATATGAATGTGGTGGTTGTGGTCATAGATTCCAAGGCGAACAGGTCAAACGGGCAGGCTTTAAATGACAGTTATAGATTTCTTCACAAGGAAACCTATAGACAATCCGGCAATGCCGGAAAAATCACACATGACCAGATTATTCGAAGAATACGCGAAATGGGCTTCGGCGGCTGATATTCAATCAGTCTTTATGCTTTGCCTTGATACTGACGGGGATTTTTACGTACACGTAAACGCGATAAACATAGACCACCTATTAAGGGGATCTATGCTTATGAGCGAATTAAAAAAAGAGATTAAAGACCAGACGTATCCGGCTTACGTTGACTTCGATGAAGCGGAGGACACGGAAGAATAACCATCCGGCGGCATGTGATAGTCTTTGATTCTGACTTTAGACCAAAGTTATAAAGGCATTGTTTTTTAGTCTTGCCGAAAGTCATATGACCGTTCTCGTTTATGTGCGGACGGTTTTTAAAGAAGATAATCCAGTATTTCATTTGTTATTTATCGATCTTTCTATAATGTCACCATATAATTCAAAAAGTATATCGTGCGCGATTGTTACTTTAATCATTTCTTCTTCGCTGAATCCCTCGTGATCCATTAAGTTTTCAGCTATAAATGAAAAAGCTAAATATGTCCTGTCTGTAGCTTCGTGCATTAAATATTCATCCATCATTCAATTCCCATATTTTTTAGCTTTGCGTCAATTTCTAAAATCATTGATTTTAAAATTTTTTCAAATTCATAATTTGTAAGAGAAAATTCATAAATAAAATCTCTAGTAGTGTATGGATATAATGGATATTTGGCTTTTGTGCAAATAAACATATCTTCCTTTGAGCAAAGGTATTTTTGAAGAAGTTCTTTTCTTTTAATAAGATTTGCCGCCTCTTTGATTAGATCTGACTGTGATTTAACAACTGTCACTGGCTGAAATTCGACTTTATTTCCAAACAATTTTATCATTCTTCCACCTCCCTTTATCTCCATTCAGATATTAGTTTGACCGCTATAAGGTCATATTTTTCTATCTTATAAACTTGGCCTTTATCGTTCTTAAACGTTTTTACGCCATAGTTTAATTCGACTGATCCAGTGACAAACTCCATGTTAAATGTAACGCCATTTATTTCACCTGTTTGCTTATGCACCGATTCCATATCCGGATCATAGAACGTAACTATATTACCTTCGACAGACGGTTTAACCATTCTTCCATTTCCTAACATCCCGTTTATGCCTTTTCTGAATATCCCCCACCGTTGTCGATGCTGAAACGTTGAACATCGAGCAGATTAATTGTTTCCCGTGGTATGTTTTGCAGACAGCCATGGTTATGCGGTCGGTTGTGGTTAGGGTGATGGTCATTTTAGACTTCTTCTGTTGTTATTTCGGTAACCTGTGGATCATCACATTCACATGAACATTGATGGCATAGGCTAACATCGGCATTTTCCCAAGCCATCTCTTCAGCTTCTTCTTTTGTGTCGGCTTCGTATTCACCTAAGAATTTACCTCCCATAACAGTTCCATATACTCTGTATTTAGTCATTCCCGTTCCTTCCATTTTTTGAGTGCTTCATCGGCCTTTTCTTTAAGTATGTGCTCATGTCCGGGTGGCAAATTATCTATATTAGAATACCATTCCAAAGCATCCACCAACTCCTGCGGATCTTGCGACAGGGCGGTGCGGATTTTATTATCAAGAAAATTTAAATCTGGAACAGTCTGGCCTTTTTGAATTGATTGTATACCAACTTCAGCCCAAGCGGTTAGGCCACTTAAGTAATTTAAAACATTATCACGTTCCTCTTTTGTCATTTTTCACCTTCGTTTTCTTCAACAGATATCGAAAGAATTCCAGATAAATATAAAATCAAAAATGTTACAGGAATCGCCCAGAACATTACCGAAAAAAAGTCAATAAATAATTGTATTGCTTGATCAATCACTTCACGATCTCCGCTTCGACCTTACCGTCAATGTAGGTTATTTTTATTGTTGCAGACATACCGACGTTTTCTGTGGCTTCATTATAACTCCAGTAGTTTCTGCCAAATCCGCTATCATAAACATTAACAAAACACTCATGCTTAACAGGCTCGACCCATGGTTCGATTAGGTCATATACACTTGTTCCTGCTGTTCCATCCTTTATGATAAAGTGGAAAAGCTTACCTTCATATGAGTTAGGATGTTCATGCCACACTCTATCCACGCTGACCGCCCATATTCTTATTTCACGCGCTCAATGTAGTAAACGCCGTTATTTGAAATAACGTCAAACTTCTTCTTTTTGTAACGGAAAGAAACATTGCGAACGCATTTAACGTGGTTAACGTTATCAGTTTTAAGACTATCGCCAACTTTCATTGCATAAATATATGGATACTTCCTGCGGCTTTTATTGTTGCGTGTTTTATTCGCTGCCTTGCGTGTTTTAACTTTCGGCTTAACGAAAAACGATTTAATCAAATTAAACATTGTTGATCTCCATTGTGATGTTTTTAAGGATGTCTGCTTTAGCGATTGCTTTGTTTACCTTGTTGGTAAATTCCTGCATTTCACCGCCATGCATGAGATAATCCCTTGCATCGCATAACAGGTCTACAATCTTGAAAGCTTCGTCAATATGCGCTTGTGTCATTTTATTGCTCCGCTTCTGTTGTGATTCTTGATTTAACTTCGCCGATAGCGTCCTGAATTAAATTAATGGCGGTGATGATTTCAAAGCTAGGCCCTGCATTTTCAAGGTGCTTAAATGCTGAATTCAAATCATCCAGTGCGTAGGTCATTAATTCAATATTAGCTTGGTTTGTCATGTTGTTCTCCGTTGTTTGTAACTATAGTTATAAAGCAGATATAAAACACTGTAAAGAACTATTTTGCATTTTTTACAATATTCTTTCTACTTCAACCATCTTCTTGTTTTTGCTTACATTTACGACATGTGTGGTGTATTTTCTGCCATATCGTTTTCCCGTAAAATGGCAAGCCAGACGGATTTTACTGTGGTCTTCGTAAGAAAACCGTTTCTTCTGGCCTAAATCCATAGATGTAAGGCCGTATTTTGAATTTGCGCGTTGTTTCATTTGATTGCCTTTATGTTCTGTTGTCATTCGGACACCTCGATCACGCCAGCGGCGATTAGGGCTTCTACTGTGATAAATTCAGGAGTGTATGTTTTCCCGCGCCGCATTGATAACATGTAATTTCCAACAATGCTGCATAACTCATCCCTCGTCCAAGTCTTCGCCGGTTTGTCGGCTCGGGTGTTCCACTGGGCGATTGCTTTATCTAAAGAACCATCTCGTTCACCTAGCGCGTTCAATAAACCAGATCCCTTACATGAGCTATGATCTGGGCACGTGATACCTACCATAGCTGTCGTATCGCAAACGCTAATAGCCTTTGGTGTGCATCCACAAAATGGACACGGCTTTAACTCCGGCATGTTGTCGGTCATTTCTTTTCTCCATGCGGCAGGATTCCGAGGGCTTTTTTAGCGGTGTTAGTTTTCACAAATAAAGCAGCGTTTGCTTCTCCAATGTTAGAGTTAAGTTCAAAATCGCTTTCTGTGAATTGACCGTCGTGCATCTTTAAAGTTTCATCCGCAGCGTTTATTAAACCCTCCAAAGCCCTCCGCACCTTCTCGACCTGTTCGGGGGTTAGGGTTGCGTCTCTGCGGATGTATTCAATGCTCTCGTGCGTATCGCATGGACATGGAGTTTTATCCCATGATCCATTGTCCTGCATCCCCATCCATGCCCAAATAAGCAACGGCATTTCATCTTGGCTATGGTCGGTCATTTTAAATATCTCCCGTATGTATAGAAATAAACTAATCTCATAATTTCAGCATGTTCACGCAGATAAACGCGACCCGACCGTCTTCCCCATTCATAGACTGGGCGTTGGTCTTTATATGGCGGAATCATCCTTCATTCTCCGTTTTCGTTATGCGTATGTTTGGATGGCAATGCCATCCAAGCTGTCGGTGTATTCTCATCCCACTCTTCGTCATAAAACGGGTCGCTGCATCTTCTAACTATCCATACGCCATTGTGCCATCGGATAATTTCATGCCCATAACCATCGGTTGCTAGGAAACGCCTTCCATCCTTTGGCGCAGTCTCAATCGGTTGCCATTCCGTCCACATTTCGACCTTCTCCAACTCCGCGATGCGTTTCTGTAACCGTTCGTTTTCTTCTGTCAGGATAGCGTTTGCTTCGCGTTGGCTATCGATTGCAGAGAAGTCTTTTTCCTTGCGCTTCTCTGCTTCGTACATTGACTGATATGAATTATCGATCTTAGCACGTGCTGCATCCAGTGTTTTGACGGCGTTTCTCTGAACAACGATTGCACATTCTAGGCGAGTTATCTCCGCCGCTTGCTGGTGGATGGTGTCGATTAGGGTTTTAATTCTGCTCATTTCCGGATTTGCATTAATGTCATCGCTTGGATCGCAAATTACGCTATTGATATATCCATTGAGCCATTCAATCGCTTCCTGCGCGTGTTTTGGGATGGTCATTCTTCACCTTCCACTTTCACAATGGCGTATCCTTTAAGTCGCAAAACTCTAAGGAACTTGATAAAAAGATCTGGAATTGTCATCGTATCAAGATCCTCGTAAGAAAACTCGTCTTCGATTATCTTTATAAGTAAACTTTGTTTCATAACTTCACCTCTATTGCGAGGTGTTCTTCAAAGTCTTGTTTAAGCTTTTCTATTCTACCTACTGTTTTGCCTTGGTATGCGCCGATTTCTTTTGCGCCAATAAGCCATTTTTCCAGCCATGCGTTTGAATAACTATTACCGCAAGCGTCCATCATTGGCGAAACAGCATCGCGCACCAGTTCTACGACTTCTTTTTTCGGCGTTGTGGCGGCGCGGATAAGGGTTTGTATATGTCGGTCGAGAGTGATGTTTTCTTTGTCGTATCTTCTAAGGTAATTGATGGCTTCTATTACATCATCGGTCACGCTGTCGGGCGCAGGACTCAAAGCATGAAGACGATCATATTTTTCTGGAGTGGTGTGACCATCCCATTTTCCTGCATATAGCGGCAGACCTTCAAATAGATACGCATCACGGTCATGATAATGCCATGACGCTTGACCTGTCGGCAGATCGATATAAACGCAATTATGCCACGCTTCGTCCCATCCATCGATAGCAGTTTTTCCAACGCCTGACGGATATGATTTTGCCAGTGCTGCTACGACTTGATTGCGTTCTTTGTATGCAGCATCCACCGCGCTCGGCTCTGGCGCAAGAAGGGCGCGGATTGTTTCGCTATGAAAATCCAAAAGCATCGCAGATTTAAGCGCAAACGTTCCGGTATCAATTTCGCCCTCTTGATCATTCATTTTTTTCAAGCTGTCAAAAGCCTTTAATGCCGCCTTTTTCTGTTCTTCCGTGATCATTTATGCGCCCTCCAATTCAGCCAGTCGTCCGCGCAGGTTCTCTATTTCTTTTTGTCTGACTTCTTGCTTATATTCTTCTGTGATTATCGCGTTTTCGGCGCGAAGGACTTCAAGTCCAGATTCGGCTGCGATTACAATATCGTGCAGGTTTTCTAATGTGTGTTTTGTTAAATTGTAGAATTGCGGCGGGTTGTGAAATCCGATACCTATCTCGCCTAGATGTCCACCGTTGAAATTAACTGCCCGGTAATTGCCGTCATCAGCAAAATAACACCAGATTTTCAAGCCAGGGACTTCATAGTTCTGCGACGACCACCCATTGACTTCCCTCGAAAAATTCAGCCATTGGCCCGCGATATGTTCGATATCTTCAAAATTACCAATCATCTCATCCTCCAATTATCCAGCACAAGGCCAGCGTTAAATAAAATAGTACAAGTGCCTTCAGGCCATTTTTCTTTTCTCTATATCGTTCAAACGGTATAGTTGTTTTTCCCTTAAATGATTCTGGTTCTATTTGCGTTAAATCAAATTTTGTCATTTTCTTCTCCGTTGTTTATATATATAGATTTATATCAGTTTTATATTCAAGTCAATACTAAAACACATCATTTCTTCTTTTTTCTTGATCTGGCGGTTTTTTCCAATACCGTCATAAAATCATCCCCCTTGCACATCTTTAAAAAATACGTATTTCCGTCAATATCTCGCTTGAAATACTTGATATATTCCTGATCTGTGGGGAGTCGGGTATTATTGTACCGTACGCGCCAAATCTTGCATTTAAAGTCTGCCACGTATATGCAGCCATCTGGGATGATTACATTCCTAGGTGGGTTTACACCCCTCCAGAAGGGCTTATTTCCAACCATAATAGGCATTGGTATCTCGTTCATTCGCGCCTGTTTAACCTTATCCCAGAACTCACGTTCCCATTGATATTGGTCTTCCATTATCTGCCTTTGATGAAAAAATTCAGGTGAAGCGTTAAACTCCGGTTTTAATACCGTGTTGCCGCCGATAATAACATACATCATGTGTGGATTAAATCCTGAAAGTGGGTGGGCGGCTCATGTGCGTAGAAGACATTCACTATGCATAGCGGTCTTCTTGGGTGCGCCATGATTAAGTCTCTAGAAACATACCGCCCATAACTTTAAATACCAATAGCAAGGCAATATTGATCTGCCATATGCTGTGTCTGCTCTAATCGCTCTCTCTTTGCCTTATCCATACGGAATAATTTCAAAGCAATCCGAATGGCGTTGGCATCGTGTCCAGCTTCTTTCGCGCTGGAATATAAATCCCTGATCTGTACGCTAACCCCTAGTTTTTCGTCTTCAAGTGTATCGAGTTGGTCAATATAGAATTTAATAGCGTCATTCATGTTTTTCCCCTTTGAATGTTACTCTCTATAGATCACACATTTATCCCCGTTTTTTCTTACTGCCAGTTTAACCCCGTATGTTTTGCCGAATGAAAACGCTCTGCATTTAATCATGTTATAAGCGTTGTCAACCGTTCCACCAAATTCCGTCAGGTCATATGACTTTGACTTGTTTGGCTTGATTTTAGAAAACCCGTATTTATCTCTTAGGCTTCTAGGGCGCGGAATATTTTTCATTTTCTTTTCCTTGTACCGATTGTAACACTTCTTATATTTAGGTCAATACGGTTTTAATGTTATTTTAACTTTTCCACCTTCAATAACCTCACCGAAGTTTATGGTTATCGGACGGAAATTCTTGTCGTCTAATTCTATCGCCTTTGCCATACCATCAAAAAGGTTTTTGCAACTGCATAGTAAATTATCGAGGTCGCGTTTTCTGTTGTCTGGTGGATGAAAAACAATATCCAAAGCGACAAGACCATTCATCTTTGGGAGTGATTTACAAACCCAGTGTGCATAGTCCCTGTAGTTGTCCCTGATCTTGCGCGTTGATCCCCAATGCTTCCCGTTTGACTTGTTCGGCATTAGCTCGCTTGGTGGCCAAGATAGCTCTACGCTGTGCATTTACCCATTTCCTTAGCTCTGCTGTTGTTATCATTACTTTGATATCATGTGCGGCCATTTTACGGCCTTTCGTGCGTGATAGCTTATCATGAATTTTGTTAAGCGTTTTTTTCATTTATTTCCCCATTGAATCCAGAAAAGCATCATCATACGGGAGTTTAACCCCAAGCGTATGCGCGATTTGTGCTGTTGCATTTAATAACAGTGTCATTTCTTCGACTGTCATTTCTTTAGTACTTCGTCTTTCAATCATCGTATAGCGCGAAACGCCAGATTTGTTTTTTACCTCTACCGTTCTTTGCACAGGCGGCCAGAGTGATAAGACAAGCTTGTCCTTTACTTCGTCGGGTGAATAACCGGATACGTCTGCGATTAACTCTGCCCAATCGTGAAATGTGTTGTTCTGTGCCAGTGATCTGTTGCGTTTGTATTTTTTAATGACAACTGACTGAACAGGTGACAAAGGCATGTCACGAATGAAATCTATAGCCCTGATTTTGTCCTGTGGGGTTTTAATGATGAATGTCAAAACAATTCTCCGCGATTTTTCAACATAAGGTTAATACAAGAAAAAGAATCCCCAGACAGAAGATACAAAGACTTTGACAAGTCATGCGCGGCGTAAATATCCTTATAGAACGCTTTCTCTCCGACACTGTGTTGGAAGTTGTGACACACATGGCAATAGGGTAAAGTCTTATCATCGCCCGGCTTCATCCCCATGCCACCACCACCCTTTAATCTGATATGGCAAGCCTGTGACGGTGACGATCCACATCTAAGGCAAGGAAGCGTACGGATAAATACCAGATGCTTTGTGTCACGTATAATGGTCTTCATTTCTTGACCGTAAATCCAATCAGCTTTTGTTTAGGCGTGTGGATTAAGCAAATATGGTTAGCCGTGATTGCTTTTTTACATTGTCCGCATAGCTTTTGAATAGCAAAGGCGAATTTATGTTTTGTCATTTTCTTCTCCCGTGTTTAAAAAATGGCCTGATATAAAACGTATGAAATGCCGATAATTACTGCCACACCGACAAATACGCAACATGCGCCAAACAAGCCCATAAATAAAGTCTCTATGGGATTTTGGCTGTATTTATTAATGTGACCGCTTGTTAAAGCCCAAACAATAATAAACGCAATAGCCAAATATCTTGCGGCTTCTGGGTCTACATTGACTTCATCCGGCTCCATACGTTGGACACACTCGGCATATGTCTTACGGCTTTCTTTTGTTTTAATATCAGCTTGACTTAAAACAACTGCGCACTCTGCATCACGCGCTCTAGATTCCGCTTGTGCGGCCATAGCAACGGCGGCAGATGATACGGCAATATTTGTTGATGATGTCATTTTCTTCTCCTTAAAGTGGTGGGGGATCGGCTTGATTGCCAGTTACCAAACCGAGCAACATAAACTGATCCCCCGTAACTCAAAACGCGATTTCATCGTCCAATGGATGTGCTTGTCCTACCGCTTCAGAATGGCCTTCAATACGCTGTCCAACTCCCGTCTGTTGCGCTGGCTTCACCGATAGACTGATAAATGTGCCGTTCTTGCCTTGTTTATTCCAGCCACTTATTTCCAGATCGATACCGTCTACGTTTAACTTGCCGGTAAAGTCCGGCTGTGTGTCTTTTTGCTTGCGGTTGTTTGTGAATAGAATTCCGCGATTTTTGTTGTCGTAAGTCATGTTATTCTCCTTTAGAATGGTGCGATTGATTTTTTAGCTTCGTCTTTAGCTTGCTCAAGGTCTGCCCATTGTTCAGGTGAAAACACTGGCTTTCCTTTTGCGATTTTAGTCCATACTGATTTAAGCTTTTCCAAGTCAGCACAACCGGCAATGTCTTTCAATGCCTGATCGTACATTTGAACTGCGGTTTCTTTGTCTACGTCTTTGCGGACAGAGCCACCGAGAGCGTCTGCGACTTGCTGATCCTGCACAGTTTTGCCATGTTGATTGGTTGCGTCTGCGTCTTTTGTATCGTCAATCATAAACAGGCCATTCAGGGCATATTTACGGGCGTAGGAAGATGTCGCGCCGGTTACTTGGCTTGCATCCGAACCTTTCTTTTCGTCTGGCTCACGGGCAAAAGCGTTGTTTTTAACCTCCGCGCCATTATATGTCAGTGTTGCGGTGGCTTTGATATAAAACCGACCCTCAATGAATACAATGTCATCCTCAAGGCGCAATGTCGCACCAGATGGCATAACAACCTTTACGGATTCAACAATATCTTCGCATGAGCGGTAGTTATAGTTACCGAATTTGTTGACGTTAGATTTTGGGGCTTTAAGATTGATCTGGATATGATGCAAAACATCGTAAACAGTCTTGAACTCTGGTTTAACTTCTTTTGTCATTTTCTTCTCCTTTGTTAGTGCGGTAATCGTTCTTCAAACCAATGGTGACGATGGAATATTTCATCCGGTTACCCTACCGCAAGACCTTTATTGCATACCTAAAAAAGTATTGCAATAGGTAATTTTAAAAATATTTAAATGAATGATATTGACTTGTTTTTATCGCTTCGGTAATGATGGTCTGGGGCTAGGGATTGCAACCCGAAGCCACGCCACTCCCTCGGTGTGCGCCCCAATATTTTCTAGAGGGTTTTGCCACTGATGGGGCGAGGGAGAGGTAAATGACCGGCTGGGTTAAGCTACATAAATCAATTATTAACTGGGAATGGTATTCTGACGCAAACACGTTCAGGGTATTTATGCACCTACTACTAAGCGTAAATCACGAAAATAAACGCTATATGGGTCACGATGTACCAATAGGTTCCGCCGTTTCAGGCCGACATTCCTTAGCAAAAGCACTAGGTTTATCAGAACAGTCTGTTAGGACTGCACTTACTAAGCTAAAATCAACCAGCGAAATAACCATCAAGAAAACCAACAAATTCTCAATAATATCAATCAATAACTGGTCTAAGTATCAGACGATCAACCAGCAAAGCAACATTCCATCAACCAACAATCAACCAACAATCAACCAACAATCAACCACACCTAAAGAAGTAAAGAAGAAAGAAGTAAAGACTATTACCGCGCCTGCAGGCGTATCGTCAGAGGTATGGGAAGATTTTGTCGAGCACCGTAAATCCATGGATGCCCCCGTATCTAAAACAGCACTTAATGGAATTCAGCGCGAAGCCATAAAAGCCGGATGGGCACTAGAGGAAGCCTTAAGAGAGTGTTGTGTAAGGGGTTGGCGCGGCTTCAAATCCGAATGGGTTCCAAAGAAAACATCCACTCCACAATCAAACATGGCAAAACATTTAGAAATAATGGGGATCAAATGAAAGACTTAGTTATCGAAGCCGAACAACTCTTAATCGGAAGCCTTATCACACGACCAGCATTAATCCTTGAAGCTGATTTACAGGCTGACGACTTTGTGGATGAATTACACGGCTATGTTTTTAGCCAAATGCGCGGCCTTTACACAGCCCAGCAGGAATTTACCATGGCAGACTTTGCCGGTATCCTTCCGGAAGAACAATTCACGTATTTGCGCGATCTGGTTGAAAACGTCATTTCACCGAGCAATTCAAGCGTCAAGGAACAGGCGCATATCATTTCCCAATATGCAGAAAGACAAAGGATGATGCATGCGGTTATGAGCGTTAACAAAAGCATGTCAAACTCGGAAATCCGTTCCATACTTCAATCAGCCCTATCTGGAGAGAAGAAGAAATCACTGGTTAAATCCGGTGAAGACGTTTTCCGCGAAGTCGAGGAATCCTTAAAACTCCCACCGGAAGTGTACAAAACCGGCCTTGATTGTCTAGACCTTGGCATGGGTGGTGGTTTATACCGTGGTTTCGTATACGGCTTATGTGGTGCGGAGAAGTCAGGCAAAACGACTTTAGCCCATACGATTAGCTATAATCTGGACAGATTAGGCACAAAACACCTCTATGTCGCCCTGGAGATGGGAAGCAAGTATATCGAGCAACGCAATATAAGCCGAGATTTGGGCTGTAACAGCCTTGTATTCTTAAATGGTAGGGATGTAGCCAAAAACAATCTACACCGCGCCCAGAAGCGTTCTAATGTCTTTTATTTGGATTCTCCGGGGGCGATCCTTGATGAAATTCTGGATGAGGCGGAAAAATCCATCATTCGGCATGGTATTACGGGAATGATTCTGGATTATTGGCAGTTGGTTTCCGCGATTGACAACAGAAGCACAGAGGAAAAGCATTTAAGGGATGTAGCCCAGAAGATTGCCGACTTCGCCAAGAAAAAAAACATATGGGTAATTATATTAGCCCAAATGAACAATGACGGGAAGTTATTCGGCGGCGGCGGACTGAAAAAAGCCTGTGAACAGCTTTACATGATTAAAACCCCAGACGGATACCCTGAAGCCCGTTATTTGGAAATGGATGCAAGCCGATACACGATTAAGGCTGATATAGGAACAGAAATGGTTCCGAGCTTGATTATGGATCAGATGGTCGGGCCGTATTTCAAAGAACTGTAAAAATGTTTTATTTTCTTGTTGACATCAGGTATGGATCGGGTAAATTAAGATGGTAAAAAACAAACAGGAGACTGAAATGACACAGAAACACACGGCTTTACCTTGGTCTTGGCGATCTGAAACGGATAAAGACTATCCAAAAGATTATGATCTGGACAATATTGTCAATTCGGAAGGTAAATATGTTCTTTCAATTTATGGCAATCAGTCCAAGCGCAAGAACCCAGATTATGCCTTTATCGTCCGCGCCTGCAATAGCCATTATGAATTGCTGGAAGCTTTGAATAAAATACTACATCAACCAAACAATACAATATCTGACGGAAAAGCACTAGAAGCCATTATTAAAATCGCACGATCTGCAATAGAAAAAGCAGAGGGTAAATAAATGACAAGCTGGATCATCATTAGAAAATCAGACAACAAAGCCGTAATGGAAACATATAACATCCGTACAGTTCAGGCTATAAATCAAGAAGCGTATCAGGTTGTTCCGGTGATGGATTATCTGGTATCGATTAATGGGGTGGTTAAATGATTTTTAATTCATATGAAGCACCAAGAATGCAATCATTGCATAAGGAATATCACGGTGAATATTTTCTTACACATTGCAAATGGTTTAATGGATGGGGCGGCAGTAATGAAACTGGCGTACGCAGGGGTGATGAATTTAAACTTATCCAGCATGACTACGATGATTGGCGGCGGGCGGCTGATATTATTAAGCGTGGATTGGATAAGGGCTGGTCAGTTAACAAAATTACAGATGTATTGGAGCGCGTAAAATGACACTCCCAAAATACCCGTTTAACTGGAAAGAGTTCCATGCGTGGAAGAATGATATTGACCAATTGAAATTTGATGTGGTCATTGAAGAATTGTTGAGATTTATCCGAGTGGAATTGAAATGATCACGGAAGAACAGTGGAAAGATGTACCCGGATACGAGAATTACAAAGTATCTAGTACCGGACGGATAATAGGTTCTAAGGGTAAACTTCTTTCCCCATCCATAACAGCAGACGGATATTATAGAGTTTCTCTATACAAGAACTATCGACATAAATCAAAAAGCGTCCACAGCGTAGTCGCATTAGCTTTTATTGGAGAACGTCCTGACGGTTATCATATTGAGCATATAAACCACGATAAATCTAATAACTCAATTTATAATATTAGATATTGTACCCCAAGAGAAAATTATGACAGAGGATTATCCGACAATTTATACGGTAAGGGTGTAGATCACTCCAGAGTTAAGCTATCAGAAGATGAGGTTATTGAAATATATAACAATAAATTGAGTCAGAGGAAGTTAGCCAAAGAGTATGGGATAAGCCAAAACATGGTTCACAGAATAAAGTCAGGTAAGAATTGGTCACATGTTACAATCGCTTGCCAAGCCCTATCCGACCACCGCGCAGGGGTGAAGTGATGGCACACTGGAGAGCGTTTTGCGACAAATGCAATAAGTGCGTCAAAGAAGCTGACGGTCTAGGATGGCTAAACAATTTCTTTTTGCCGGATCGATGCCCGAATTGTCACGACTTCAAAAGCAGTTGGCAAATTGACGGGTGGATAAAGCAATACGGGGAAATGGTTAGAGTAACGCCATTTGTCTGGAACATGCCATCTACTTGGTTTTCAAAATACGTATGGAAAGAAATAAAATGACCCAAGAAACCCACGACTATGCTTTGGCATTGGATTCGATGCCAACGGTATTATCAGCCAAACAAGATGGTTTAATTATTTGGTATTTGCAAAATCATAGACGCGTCCGAAAAGCCCTCAAGATCGCGCAGAAGCTGGCGCAGGATCCGAGTGAAGATATGTGGGGAGGACTTGCCCGCGCTATCATCATGGGTCGTGATATGAACTGTAACACGCGATCAAAAATGCTTGAGCATCTTAAAATGAGTGGTCAGGAAAACATTCCAGAATGTGTTTTGCGCGAACTGGAAGGTGAGAAGCACATGGCGAAAGGCGATGTCGCTGTATGTGTATTCACCGCCATGCGCGACCAGCTTTACAAGGAGATTGAATGATGGCTTGCGGCAAACGCCGATACAAGAACGAGAACGATGCAGTCGGCGCGGCGGCAAGGTTAGTCGGAAAAAACGACACAGATTATTTGCGCCATTATTTTTGCCCTTACTGTAAGGGGTGGCATATCACGAAAGGAAAGAAGAAATGACCGACCAGAGAGATGATGAAATGCCGTTTAAGCGCGGTCAAGTGTGGGAAAATCCGGACGGTGAATTGATGATGATCCGTGAAACCGTATCATACAACATAGATAACGAGAGAAGACATAAAATCCATTACGTGACCGAAGATGGAGAAACTGGAAAATTCTTCTCATGTGATAAGGCTATCGTCAATAATATTACCCGCGCAGACGCAACCATAACCCCCGAACAGGTCGATACGGTGCGGCGGGCTTTGGAAAATTCAATACGGTCATGCGGGTATGCCAATTCATATGGCGTCCCTGACTACGCTCGAAAAGCGCATATAATTAAGGCTAAAGAAATATTAGAAAATACAATCGCAATCCTGCCGCATGGAGAAAAGAAATGACCGATGTTACGTTGAAGCCTTGTCCGTTTTGTGGATCGAAAGATTTAAAGATAAGAGATATTCTTTCAGAAGACGATAATTCAGCGTATGCAAAATCTGTTTTCTGTAAGGATTGTCATTGTTCAGGCAGACATCATCATCGCATCGGATGGGCTGAATCAGATCAAGAGGCTAAAGAAGCATGGAACACCCGATCCGAACCTTCCGCGCCGAGTGATGATGAATTGAAAGCGGCGGTTGATTGGTTCAATGGAATATCACCAGAGCATAACAAGGCTTACAAGTATCACGGTGTAACAATTCCGCATGGCGTGATGGAAACAATCCGCAAGCTTGTAATTCCACCTGATCGTCGCGTTCCAACGTATCGGGATGACCTTATGAAGGGTCTTGTTACTATAAGCGATAAAGGAGTGATGCATCGTGATATAGTTGCTACGATCAAAGACCGAGCCACCATTGGCAAGAAATACACGCGAAAACAATTACGTGCCATAGCTTACGAGGATAACGACTTAATAGGCGAAGATTGCACGATAAAATATAATGCTTTTGTTGCTACAATAAACGCCCTTATCGCCGCTGGCGTTGTCGAGGTGACGGTATGATGAATTCTGAACAGTTAAAATTCTCACATATGATCACAGAGCATATTAATTCAGGTAATGCCACAGAAATCGTTATAGTATCAAGACAGCAAGCTAGGGAATTAGTTAATATGTACCAAGGAATATTTAGCTGTCAAACAGACGACCCTATGTGTTTAGGCATTGCTCCTGATGGTAAAATGTATTTTTTGGAACGGATTTCTTACACTAACACCCCTTGAATTAACCTAAATTATCGGCTATCATGTTGATAACAATAAGATATGGAGTAAATATGGCTAAACATAAACGCAATATTCTAACCGAGCCTGCTAAATGCAAGTATCCTTTTGTCGCATGTCTTGCAGTACACGAATTACCCGTACCAGAGGAAGCCTATGACGCTCTAAGGGAATTAGGGGCTAACCACTTTATCAAAACCCCACTCCAACGCAAAGGCATTAAGATGATGCGGATCGATGGGTATAAGAAAGATGAATAAAATTATTCAAGACGCAATATCTCATATCGAAAGAGAGATAGGCGAAGCTGAAGCTATGGCAGGAATGATGCAAGATTATAACCAAGAATCATATAATGCTTGGCTCTGCCATCTTGCCGCAATGTTATACATAAGAAGTAAGTTAGATGAATAACCCAATCAATTAAAGGATAGACCCAAATGTGCGATTGCTGTAACTGCGAAGAATACACAGAGCCAACGCCGGAAGAAATTAAGGCGCAAAGATCAGCTAAGGCAAAGTATTACACAGACCTACGCAAGAACGGGGAATCTGGTAAGGCAAGGAACGAATATAGGTTTACAAGATCAACTAAAATAATAAACAATATTCTATTGTCACAGTTTATAGATTACTCTGACTTCATCAAGTCTATGGAAAGAGATACGTCCGGCGACTCAATCACTATATCAAAGCCAGACAAGTATCAATGCAAGTGTTAATCTTTTGACAGAACTGTAATAATATCATACAAAGAATATGCCAGAACTTATGGCTATAATTAACATCAGGAGATTAATATGATTATCAAGGTATACGAAGACACAATCCACCAAGACATCCACATTATCGATAATGTTGAAGATGTCGTAGTACACCAGTATATCCGTGGTATTGACACTACAGGAGATATTGAAGGCGATTTAACGGTAAAATATATCGAATCAAGTATACACTCATCTTCCAATTGCGATTCGCGCGAAGTTAGCTCACACCCAAGTAAATTTAACCTAAAAACAGGGTCAATTCGCGGTGAACATTGCCGCCACATCGATTACACGCGCAATGGTGTAAGGACAAGGCTTATAGTGAGAAATTACGCCTATATCTGTAATGACCAAGGCAAGACTATAGAAAAAGTAAGTGTAGGTGCATAAATTTCCATAGCCGTAGTTGGCTTCCTTCGGTAGCCCTATCAGTGTCTCAGCATTGGTAGGGCTATTTGTTGACAATATATTAACTTTGTAACAAAGTAATAAAGAGTAAATAAACAGTGCAGGAGTGATCCATGTCAGAGGGTGTAGGTAATAACGGCAATCTTATTCCGGTTAAGCCCGGAGAGGTTAGGAACCCCAAGGGTCGTCCCGTAGGTGCGTTAAGCCGTTCAACAATCGCCCGTAAATGGCTAGAGACAAAATCCGCAGATGGTTTATTGAACGTTGACAAGGTGTTTCTGGCATTACTGGAAAAGGCAATGTCAGGGGATGTGTCTGCCGCAAAGGAAATGCTGGACAGTGGGTATGGAAAACTCACTGATAAACAGGAAGTCACCGGCAAGGATGGGGCTGACATTAATGCTGGCATCCAAGTAACGTTTGTCGCGCCAAAGAAGCATGATTAATATAACAATCCCAGAAGCGTTCCAGTTTCTATTTGAGCCTAAACGCTATAAGGCGGCATATGGTGGCAGGGGATCATCCAAGTCGCACTCTGTGGCTAGGGCATTGTTAATAATGGCTATGCAGAAGCCTATGCGGATTGGTTGTGGTCGAGAGATCCAGAAATCCATTAAAGATTCCGTCCATAAGCTATTGGCAGACATCATCCGTCAACATGGGCTGGAAAGCTTCTATGAAATACAGGAAACAGTCATTAAGGGCATGAATGGCTCTGAATTCATTTTCAGGGGCTTAAAGCACAACACACGGGATTTAAAGTCATTAGAGGGTATTGATATCTTCTGGATCGAGGAAGCCGAGCTAGTTAGCGATAACAGCTATGAAATCCTAATCCCGACCATCCGTAAGGAAGGGTCAGAGATATGGGCGACATTTAACGTCAAGTCAGTTAACGATCCCACCTATAAGAGGTTTATCACACAGGCAGGGGATGACACGATCTCCAAAAAGGTATCATGGCGCGACAATCCATTCTTTCCTGATGTATTGTTTAAGGAAATGGAAAAGCTTCGTATATCTGACCCAGATGCCTATGAACATGTATGGGAAGGGGAACCAGACACACGCCGATCTGGTGCTGTATACGCAAAACAGCTATCAGCCGCCCGTTCTCTGGGCAATATTACCAAAGTGCCTTATGACCCATCATGTGAAGTGTTTACGGCTTGGGACTTGGGTTTTGGGGATTCAACCGCTATCTGGTGGCTTCAATTCGTGGGCAGGGAATTACGCTGGCTGGATTGTTACGAAAACAGCGGAGAACAGTTAGACCATTACGCTGGGGTGATTAAGTCAAAGCCGTATAACTATGCAAGGCGCGGTCATTATCTGCCGCATGACGGTGGTCATGGGAATATCCGTGGTGATAGCGTGGCAAGGCAGCTTGAATTGCTTGGCGTGCCAAACACCGTTCTGCAAAGGGAAACGGATATCAATCCCGGCATCGAGCTACTGCGCCAGACAATCGCCTATTCAGTCTTTGACCATGACAAATGCAAAGATGGCATCCATGCGCTGGAAAACTATGCATATGAATGGGACGAGGAAAGAATGGTATTCAAGAACAAACCCCGTCATGACTGGACATCCCACTTCGCAGACAGTGCAAGATACGCCGCTATTGCCGCAGGGAAACAAAAGGCAGGGCTATCACTCGCGCCTAAATCCGATATGTCCATGCCCTTCGGACGCGCCGCTTTATAATGCAATCTGTGGAATAATACAAAACCATATGGCAATCTATAGCCCTTAGGACAAGCGCAACTGCGCATTTCAGGGGTTCCCATATGGATAAAGATAAATCTAGTGTTGTCCAACGCGCTAAAGACAAATTCGAGAACGACAAGAAGCACTGGGATCAGATCTATAACCTTGCCCGTGAAGACCTAGAGTTTCTGTCAGACGAGCCGTTAGCACAGTGGACAAGCTCGGAAGCGCAAGACCGTATTGATACAGGTCGTCCAGTTTACACCGTTGATCAGCTATCCCAATTCGTTCACCAAGTCGCCAACGATATTCGGATGAATACCCCGTCTATCAATATCATCCCGACAGGCAGTGAAGCGTCTAAGGAAACGGCAGAGGTCTATAAAGGCCTTATCTCTTCCATCCAGTACAAGTCAAATGCTGATGACAGCTATGATACTGGCGTTAACTTCTCCATTAAATGCGGTATTGGCTTTATCCGTGTTGAGCATGAATACGAGGAAGAAGACGGATTTAACCAAGAACTATGCGTTAAGCGTGTCATTAATCCATTTATGATTTACATCGACAGCGACAGCGTTGAATGTGATGGGCGTGATATGCGTCATGCGAACGTGCTGGAAAAGATTAAAGTAAAGAAATTCAAAGAGTTATACGACTTTGACCCTGTTGACTTTACAGATGACAAGACGAACAAACGCAGAACAGACGAAGATGAAATCACCATTTCGGAATACTTCGAGATCGAAGACCGTATGGAGACAATCGCTCTTGATCAGCTTGGCAACAAGATTGAAGGTTATGTAGAGGGTATGCCAGCCCTGAAGACACGCAAGATCAAGAAGCCTGTGGTTAAACGCTATAAGCTTTCTGGTCAGGACATTCTGGAGGAGACAGAGTTTCCGGGCAAGTATGTCCCTATCGTTCCAGTATACGGCGAAGAAATGTGGATTGATGGCAAGCGTCATCTTCTGTCTTTAATCCGTAAGGCTAAAGACGCCCAGCGCATGTTTAACTATTGGAAGTCACTGGAAACAGAGCTTTTGATGAAACAGCCTAACGCGCCTGTCATGGTTCCTGCCGGTTCTATCGATGATTACAAGGCTGACTGGATTAACCCCCAGAAGTCTATGGCTTTGCGTTATAACCATGTGGATGATCAGGGCAATCCATACCCACAACCACAACGCTTGGAACCACCGACAATCCCTACAGGTATCGTCAACGCCGCAAGGGAGACTGTGGACGACATTAAAGCCACAATGGGTCTATACAACGCTTCTATCGGCGCACGTTCAAACGAGACTTCTGGCATTGCTATTCAACGCCGCCAGCAAGAAGGGGACGTTGCGACATTCCACTTCGCGGATAACCTGACACGCTCTGTCACTCAAGTCGGGCGTATTCTGGTCTGTGCGATTCCTGTGGTCTATGACACCCCAAGAGCCTTGATGATTATCGGTGAAGAAGAAGAAGTCAAGCAAGTCGGCATTAACGGCGCAATAGTTGACGATCAGGAAGAAAGCTATGACCTGACCCGTGGCAAGTATGACGTTCGCGTTGTGACCGGCCCAAGCTATACAACAGGCAGACAAGAAGCGGCGGCGGCGTTTATGGAGCTGGTTAAGGCCGATCCATCCTTGCTTCAAGTTGCCGGTGATCTTGTGTTTAAATATCAGGATTTCCCCGGTGCTTCGGCATTGGCGGCACGACTTAAGAAAACCATTCCGCAGAACCTACTGGAGGAAAGCGAAAAGGAAGAACTTCAAGCCGCGCCAGATCCAGAAAAGATTCAAATGGGACAGATCATCGAACAGGGTCAACAGGCTATCGGTGAAATGCAACAGCAGATCCAGACGCTTGAAATGGAGCTGAAGAACAAACAAGAAGAGAACGCTATTAAAGCGCAGTCCGATGCGGCGAAGATCGAGCTTGACCGCATGAAGCTGGCACTGGAAAGCCGTAAGCTTGACATTGAAGAACATAAAGTCGCTCTGGAAACTGTCAGTGCGGAGCATGCCCGTATGGTACAGCCACAAGAACAGGCGCAAGTCCCTAAACAGATCGAGATCAAGCTGAACTCTGAAGGCGTACAACTGGCAAAGACACCAGAGCAAGAAGCTATGGAGATGGACAAAGACGCACAGGAAATGGCAATGAGCGAGCGCGAAATGATGCTGAAAGAAGTAAGCATCGAACAATCCAGAGAGAACGCGCAAGCCATCCTAAACGCTTTGACAGGTGTTCAGTCAGGTCTTGACGCTCTCGCCCAGCAGATTAGCGCACCTAAACGAGTAGTTAGAAACGAAGACGGAACTATTGCAGGGATTGCATAATGGCTGGTGAAGATAAGAAAGTAACAGACTTAGGCGCGGCATCGTTACCTTTGTCCGGTACGGAGATTCTCTATGCCGTACAGGGTGGGTTTGATGTTCAACTAACATCGCAAGACATTGCTGATTTAGGCGGTGGTGCAGGGGCTAACACGACTCTGTCTAACCTTGTTTCCCCGACAGCTATCAATCAAACGCTATTACCGGAAGATGGTACACCTCAAATCGGCTCTGCACTGTTGCCATGGTCTGCTGGTTATTTTGCCAATCTTTCATATGACGGCACTTTGAATATTAGCCTTCCGAACCGAACAATGAGTGATAGCGCGGATAAGCTTTCTATTGATTGGAATGAAAGAGCTTTATACGGCCCAGCCGGTACGGTTGTTGCTGAATATGCAACTGACGATTTTCGCCTAGCAGATAGCGGCAACAGACTTGGCCTATACGACACCGCAAACGGTGGCTATGGGTATATCAGCATCAGTGACGGTGAGATCTACCAAAGAAGCACGTACAACACACTGTTTAATTTTATCTTTAACACATCTCACAACATGCACCTGTCTGCCGGTGTTTTGACAGATGAAAGATATGTAAACCTACCAGATGCGAGCGCAACGCTTGCTGTATCTGTCAACAGTGTTGGTGCGGATGACGCTGGCAATATTATATTACCGCTTCCGAGCATTGATATTCAAACATTCACTTCATCGGGAACATGGACGAAACCGGCAGGGGCAAAGCGTGTCACTGTATACCTTCGCGCCGGTTCTGGCGGTGCTGGATCTGGTCGCCGTGGTGCTTCTGCTTCTGGTCGTTTTGGCGGCGGTGCTGGCGTTGCGGCTGCTTTGGTTCAAGGTATATTTAACGCAACAATCCTTGGCGCAACCCCCGATCGTGACTGGGAAAC